TGAACCTATTTACGGCTGGCTCATCTAAGATGGTTACGATCACTGAGGGTGAGCTTGATGCATTGTCAGTGGCTCAGATGCTTAAGAGTAACTACACTAACCCTGTGGTATCTCTGCCCAGCGCAACGCCTTCCAAGAAGCTGTGGGAGAACTGTTCAGACTGGCTCAATAGTTTTGAGAAGATTGTTCTATCAGTTGACAATGATGAGGCTGGTAATGCAGTAGCTGATAAGATAGCAAAGTTATTCCCTAACAAAGTCTACCGTGTTCCTCACGATAAGTTCAAGGATGCTAATGAGTTCTTGACTAATAGGGCTAGTAATGAGTTCAAGACTGCTTGGTGGAATGCTAAGAAGTACACACCAGAGAATGTTCTTAATAGTACACAGGACTTTATATCTCTGTACAAAGACACACCAGAACATCAATACATCCCAACAGGCATTCAAGCACTAGACGATAAGATCCTTGGCTTGATGCAGGGTCACTTCACAGTTATCAAGGCTCCGACTGGTATTGGTAAAACAGAGGTAATGCGATTTCTAGAATACAATATGCTACAGCATAAGGTTCCCTTCGCAGCTTGGCACTTGGAAGAGACTAAGCTACGGTCACTACTTGGTCTTGTGTCTTATGAGTTAGGCGATAACTTAACACGACGAGATCTGATTGCTGAGAAGAATGCTGATGATGCAGTGATGGATGCTATTGAGCGTATCACTAAGGATGAATTGTTCTATCAGTTTTACTTAAGTGATGGTCAGGGTGCTGATGCATTGTGTGACCAGATACGTTACTTTAGTCAGGCGTGTGGCTGTAAGTTTGTCTTCTTTGAACCTATCCAAGATGTAGTCTCTGGTTCATCTGAGGAAGGTAAGGAGCAGATGTTAGCTGATCTGTCGGTACGGCTGTCTAAGCTATCCGCTGAGTTAAACGTAGGTATTGTCACTATTGCTCACACTAATGATAATGGTGACCCTAAGTACTGTAAGATGATTGGTCAACGTGCCTCTGTTATTATCGATCTTAGTCGTGACAAGGAAGCCTCTGACTTTGATGAGCGTAACACTACACACATATCTGTGCAGAAGAATAGACCCTGCTCAGAGGAAGGCTTTGCTGGTATGATGCGGTTCAACACAGAAACATTTACTCTTAGAGAGGTTATCTAATGCAGAAACCTTTGTGGGATGACCTGCCAATACAGGTTAAGAAAGTTGAGGTTAACACTGTTGATAAAATCAATAGCCAAACTAAGGTTTGTAGTAAGTGTAATACAGAACAACCTATAGAAAACTTTGACTCTCAGTATTTCAGAAAGGATGGCTCTAAAAGCCACAGAGGTGACTGTAGGTCTTGTAACCAGTTCAATCAAAGAATAGTAAGAAACCTAAGAGAGATTCACGGCCCACCGCCCGATCTTTGCGAGTGCTGTGGTAAGCCACCTAATGGTGTGACAGGTCTTGTAACTGACCACTGCCACACTACTTATAAGTTTAGAGGCTGGTTATGTACCAGTTGCAATCTAGCTAATGGGCATTTAGGAGATAAGCCCGAAACAATAATGAAATTATATAAATATATGACAAAGGAAAAGTAATGCCAGTTTTTGATATTGAAACTGATGGCTTAGACGCCACAAAAATACACGTACTGTCTTGGGAAGATGACTCTGGTAAGATTAAGAGTACTCACGACTATGATACTATGCGTACATTCTTTGAACAATCCGATACACTTATTGGTCACAACATTATTAGGTTTGATATACCTGTGGCTGAGAAAGTATTGGGTATAAAGATTAAAGCTAAGTTAGTTGATACCTTAGCCTTATCTTGGTACGTTAATCACACTAAGCCAAAGCACGGTCTAGAGACTTATGGAGAGTACTACAATGTAAAGAAGCCAGAGGTTACGGACTGGGTAAATTTAACTCAGGAAGAGTATGCCCACAGGTGTAAAGAAGATGTTAAGATTAACTCTCGTTTATGGCGTGACTTGGATATCAAGCTTTCAAAGCTGTACCCTAACGATCAAGACAAGTGGCAGTTTATAAAGTACCTATCATTCAAGATGGAATGCGCTGCAGAGCAAGAAGCCTTGAAGTGGAAGGTTGATATTGAGTCTGCTATGGGTTACCTGTATGTGTGGGAAGCTAAAAAAGAGTTAAAGATAGGTGAGCTTGCGGATGCTATGCCAAAGCAGATCTTGACTAAGGTACAGCAACGTCCAAAGGTTATGTACAAGAAGGATGGTGAACTGTCTGCACACGGTGAGAAGTTTGAAGAACTACGTAAGCAGTACAAACAGCCAGACAGTGTACAGTCTTTTGTTGTCAAGACAGGTGAACGTCAGGGTAACCCTAACTCACCAGAGCAAGTAAAAGAGTGGCTATACTCTATTGGCTGGGTTCCTCGCACATTTAAGTTTGTACGAGGGCCAGACGGTGTTGAGCGTCAGGTTCCACAGGTACGTAAGGATGGAGAGCTTTGCCCTTCTGTCATTAAGCTTGCATCAGAAGATCCTGCAGTAGCCATCCTAGATGGTCTGTCTGTCCTTAGTCACCGTATTGCTGTCCTGAAAGGTATCATAGAGTGTGAGTCTGGTGGTTATGTACAGGCTACGATTGCTGGAATGACAAACACCTTGCGATTCAAACACGCAAAGCCTCTGGTTAATCTTCCCTCAGTGGAGAAGCCTTACGGTAAAGAGATACGTGGTCTACTGACTGCACCAGAGGGTTACGTTCTGTGTGGGGCTGATATGACTAGCCTAGAGGACACGACTAAGCGTCACTATATGAAACCTCTTGACCCTAACTATGTAGCTGAAATGTCTAGGGATGGCTTTGATCCTCACCTTGACCTAGCTAAACACGCCGGGATAATTAGCCAAGAGGATATCGACAGACATAACTCAGGTGAGAAGTCTCTTAAAGATCTACGTAAGAACTACAAGGTAGTTAACTACTCAGCTACCTATGGTGTAGGGGCCGCTAAACTGGCTCGTGAGACAGGTATGTCAAAGAAGGAAGCGCAGAAACTACTAGATGCATTCTGGTCACGTAACTGGTCAGTACAGAAGGTAGCATCAACACTACGTAAGCGTGAACTGTTTGGTGGTATGTGGGTTCAGAATCCTGTATCAAAGTTCTGGCACAGTCTACGCAGCGAGAAGGATCGTTTCTCTACACTAAACCAAAGCACAGGGGTTTACTGCTTTGATGTTTGGGTTAAGAAGTGTCGTGATAAGGACGTTAAGACTGTGGGTCAGTTTCACGATGAAATCATAGCGCTTGTAAAAGAAGGAAAGCAGATAGAAACAGCAATGAATATGAACTACTCTATAGAAGAAGTTAACAGGCAGTTACGACTGAATGTTGATCTTGGTGTTGATGCACAGTTTGGAAAAACTTACGCAGACATACACTAATTTACTTGACACTACTTAGCTAATAAGCTATAACTAGGTTTCTTTTTAACGCTCAGAAAGGGCATAAGTATGAATACGGAATTAGCAACTTTTGGTGATGATCTTGAAGCAATGATGGGGATCATCCCGGCTAGTACAGACCAATCGTCTACACCAAGTATAACTAGGGTTACTCAAATCCATAAAGCTATTATGGGTATGCAGGATGTAGGTGGTAAGCAAATAAAAGCAGAGATCCTACCTGTTGGAACATATCAAATTACACAAGGTGATGAGGTTGTGTACGCACAACAAGTTACTATTCGCATTATGGCTGTTCGTATGCAGTGGGTACGGTGGAATAATAACACAGAACAGTTTGAGAAGTCAGTTATGGCACCAAGCTTGAAGGGTGACTTAAAGGATAACATTGGTAGCTACAATATTGGGCGTCCTTCTGGTGGTTTTGTAGAGGATTATGACAGCTTGTCTGATGCTATGAAAGATCATATGAAGTCTGTCAAAAGGGTTAAGGTTCTTATGGGCCACTTGTCTGTAGACTCACCTGTAGATGAAGAAGGTAACCCTGTAGACTCTATTCAAGACATTCCATTCATTATGGATGTTAAGAATCGAGACAGTATAAAGTCTATTGATTCAGTGTTAGCTAGAAAGCGTCCTATAGAAGTTCTCACTCAGGAGATTAACTTAACAGGTGACAGTCAGTCTATTCCTAACGGGCCTGATTATGGTGTTATAGTTGCCTCCCCGGGATCAAAGGTTGACATTCAGCCTACTGATAAGGAAAACATTCAAAACTTTCAAGACTATATTGACTACGTAAATAATATGATCTTGGAAAAGTATAATGAGAACTGTGAAGATAACACTATTGAAGGAGAGGTGTTCTAATGAATCACCCTGCAGAGTTATCTGTCTACACGTACTTGCAGAAAGCTATGGCGGGTGAGGTTGCAATGGCAGAAGAGGTGATTGATAAAGTCGCCTCTGATGTCAAGGCAGCTATGCTAAAGCAGTTTGCTAGTGGGCCTCGTGATAAGTTTAGGTTGCGTATGTCTAACATAGGTAGACCTAAGTGTCAGCTATGGTTTGAGAAAAACGATCCAGAAGGTAAGGAACCTTTTCCACCTCACTTCCTTATGAATATGATTCTTGGGGATATTGTCGAGGCTGTATTCAAAGGATTGCTTACTGCCGCTGATGTTAGTTTCAAAGATAATGATAAAGTTGTTTTAAAACTCCCTAATGGCCAAGAGATTAAGGGAGAGTATGATATGGAAATGGATGGAAGGATTGACGATGTTAAGTCTGCATCTTGGTATTCATACAACAACAAGTTTGAGTCTATTGAAGATATGCAGAAGAGTGACGGGTTTGGATATGTATCTCAGTTAGTTGGTTACTCAGAGGGCGCTGGTAAGGATGTAGGTGGCTGGTGGGTTATCAATAAGAACAGTGGTGAGTTCAAGTATGTTGATGCTTCTGGGGTAGATAAAGATAAAGTTCTTAAGGACATTCAAGACACTGTTGATTATATTGACAATGATGAACCCTTTGAACGTTGCTTTCAACCTGTTCCAGAGACTTATCGCAGGATACCTAGTGGTAATATTGTGTTAAATGATGGGTGCAACTTCTGTCAGTTTAAACATAAGTGTTTCCCTAATCTAAAAGTATTACCCTCAAAGGTGTACAAAGGTAAACTAACGCCACCCCTAGTTAATTATGTCGAAGTAAATGGCTAAGAGAAGACATAACACTAGGTTATATCGCAGTGGTCTTGAAGTTGAGGCCGCTGCTTTTTTATCAGAACATCAAAAAGAAGTTCGATACGAGAAGTTAAAGATAGAATGGGAAGATCTAAAGTACCGCACATACACACCAGACTTTGAATTGGACAACGGTATTATTATAGAAACCAAAGGTATCTTTAGCGCAGCTGATAGAAGAAAGCATCTTGAAATACAAAGACAACACCCTAAGTTAGATATAAGGTTTGTCTTTAGTAATGCTAACTCTAGGTTATATAAGGGTGCAAAGTCTCGTTATTCAGATTGGTGTAACAAGTATGGTTTCAAATGGTCACACAGACTAATACCAAAGGATTGGTTGACAGAGCGTGGTAAACCGTGTAAAGAAACTAGAGTAACTGTAAAAAGAAGGAAAGCCTGATGGCTCGTTATGAAGTTAAAGAAGATGAAGCGGCATTAGTTGTTAAGCCTGTTATAGAAGAGGATGGTAGTTGGTCAGGGGATATTGCCACTGGTATATATGTTTCTCCACATCTTGATAATGATACACAGGCTCACTTAGTACACGTTATAACTCTTATGTCAGCTTTTCTAGACTGGGTTGAACAGTATCCAGACATCTTAGATGAGATAGAAGATCACCGTAATATGTTAATGGAAGACTATATGGAAGAGAAGAAGAAACCAGAGATAACTAGAGAAGGTAATGTTCTTCGCCTTACTAGATGGACAAAGACAGAGGGAAGTGCTTAATGACAGATTTTGCTATAGAGGAACTTTTTAAAGATATGGAAGAAGAGTTTACTAAGAAAGAGCCACCAGTAAAGGGTCACAATCCAGTAAGTAAACCTGTCCACTACAATCAGGCTGGTATAGAGTGTATTGAAGCTATACGAGCTATGACTTGTAAGATGGATGGCACTAGCGCTTATATGGCTGGTAATGTATTGAAATACGTTTGGCGTCACGAGTATAAGAATGGTCTAGAAGATCTAGAAAAGGCTCAAGTGTATCTTGGTTGGTTAATTGAAAACTATAAAGGAAAACATAAAT